GAGGACGTACTACACAGACCCAAGCAGTATTTCTTCAATGTTTGGCGTTGCCGTTCGTGGCGACCTATCATCAACAGGCACAAGCAATCAAATTTTCTTTTGGGGTGCAGGAAACACTACAACATCAGCAATTGGTTTTAAAGCGAACGGTGGCAATTTTCCAAACCCAACAGGTAACGGTGACGGCTACAACACATATTTAACAATGGACTCCTCCGGTCGTGGTTGGGTTTTTGGCGAACGTACTACGGGTTTTGCTAATGTATACACATCAGGTTGGATTTTAAATAATGGCATATGGCAAGCAAATGCTTCAATGCGTTCGCCAATCTTCTACGACTCCAATGACACCGGATATTACCTTGATCCTAATACTACAAGTGATTCCGCACTAAGAATTCGCGGCGGTGCTTTACATGGTCCAAACCCAACTTGGGGAACTTATCTTTTAGTTGGTGGTGATGGAAGAAATAATTATATTAATAATACCACAGTAGCATCTGTCTGCTCAACAAACGGCAACTTGCATATGGATGCAGCCTCCGGTTTAGACATGTATTTAAATTATTATGATGGAAATAGTATTCAGTTTGGTAATGGCGCAAATGGTATTCACAGCACCTTATCTAGCGCAGGTAACCTTGCATTGGGCGGGACAGTAACGGCCACAAACCTTATCGGACAGGGACAAACTTGGCAAAATGTGGTAGGCAGCAGGGCAGCGGGCACCTTGTACACTAACAGCACATCACGCCCAATAACCGTAATAATTTGCTGTTCTTATGGGCAAAGTAATATGACTGTGTATGTTGATAGTGTGTCGTTTCTTGTAACAGGCCCATATTCAAACAGCGTACTTTTGTCTGCAACACTAATTGTTCCGCCAGGATCTACATACAAGGCAGATAGTGTAAGTGCATGGATGGAACTTCGCTAAACTGATATGATTAATTGATAATAAATAAACCACTGACCCGCCAACATTTTAGGAGAAAATAATGGCTATTACATATACCTGGAAAGTCACCAGTCTAAAAACTAAGAACGAAGGATCCAATCAAAACGCAGTTGTGCAAACATACTGGCAAAAGATTGGTACCAATGAAAATGGTAAAGTAGGAACATTTTCTGGTGCAACACCATTCACATCAACAACTATGCCTGAGGGAAATGTTTTTGTTCCATTTGAAGAACTAACCGAAGAAGTTGTTCTTGAATGGATTAAAGACGTTGTTGTAGGTTCTTATGAAGCGCATGTGAATGGAAAAATTCAAGAGCAGATTGACCAACATATCAATCCTGTTTCTGAATCGCAGATGCCTTGGGCACCGGCATCCAATACTGCACCAGGAATACCCACATAAAAAACGAGATATATATTAGATAGTTTATTAATTCATTATAAAGGAGTTTGACATGAATGATATGATGCAACCACAACAAGAAGAACAACAAGTTACACTAACGCTTAAAGCAAGTTGGTTAAATGTTCTTATGGCTGGCTTGGAAGAAATTCCACACAAGTTCAGTAGACAAGTTATTGATTCTATTTCTCAACAAGCAAGAGCGCAGTTAGAAAACAAACCTCAAGGACCATTAGCATCTAAAGTAATTAACTAATTATGAACGGCGAATGGGCCTACTTTAAAAGTAGATTTACCAAAGAGCAATGTGATTTCATTTTAGAGGAAGGTCTAAAGTTACCTTCCAAAAAAGCATCTATGGGTGCATCAAATGAAATATTTGATGATGATTACCGAAGAAGTGAGATTCGGTTTATTCATCAAGAACCCAAATTCCAATTTCTTTTTGATGAGATTTGGAAAATGGCAATTCAAGCAAACCATGACTTCTTCAATTTTCACATAACTAGATTAAGTTTTGTTCAATTAGCTGAGTATTCATCTGATATTAAAGGTGAGTATAAAAAACACCATGATGTGTTTTGGATGAATGGTGATCCACACTTTCACCGAAAACTTACTTGTGTAATTCAGTTGACTGATCCGACAACTTATGAAGGCGGTGATTTTGAAATGTATGAGTTGTCACAAAATTCTCCAGATAAGGAAGAAATACGACAACAAGGTACGGCAATATTTCTTCCATCTTTTATAAATCATGCCGCATTACCGGTGACAGAAGGAACAAGACATTCATTAGCAGTATGGATAGAAGGTCCTAAGTGGAGATAATATGAAAACAAATATGATTGTGGTTGATGAGTTCTATAATAATCCAAATGATGTGAGAGAGTTTGCTTTATCTCAAGAGTTTGATGTTACTGGCAATTGGCCAGGCACTAGAACAAAAACTTTTATCAATGAAAGCACAAAAGAAACCATACAAAAAATACTTCAAGATGTATCTGGAAATGTTACCGACTGGCAAGCAAATGATGGATACACTGGAAGTTTTCAACTAACCACATCAATGGATAGAAGTTGGATTCATGCTGATTCATATAACACTTGGGCAGGTGTTTTATATCTTACTCCTGATGCGCCATTATCTGGAGGCACAGGAATATTCAGATACAAAAAAACTGGTAGTATGACCGAAGATGGCACAGATTTATCCGGTGTTACGCAAGACATGACCAAGTGGGAACTTGTTGATAGAGTTGGAAATGTTTACAACAGATTGGTATTGTATCGTGGAAACAATTATCATATGTCTTTAGATTACTTTGGTAAAGACAAAGAAGATGGTAGATTGTTTCAACTATTTTTCATAACAACAGAATATTGATATGAAAATATGCAGAGTTATCTTTTCCACAAACAGACCAGAGTTTTTAATACCGACTTTAGAATCGCATCAAAAGTATATTGACTTTGGCGACCATGAAGTCTATGGTATATTCATAGACGATTATCCAAAAGATAGAGATGATAAACTTATTGTAGAGTTAGCCAAAAAATATGGATTCAATGAAGCTGTCTTACATCCAGAAAATCTTGGACTAACACCTACTTGGACTGAGTTGTGGAATTATCTAGCTACGCAAGACTATGACTATATCTGGCACCATGAAGATGATGTAGTATTTGGTGAGCCAATTAAGATACAAACTTTGATAGATTTTCTAGAAGAAAACAAAGAGTTTTGTCAAGTCAATCTAAAGCGAAATCCATGGTACGCTTTTGAGTTGAACAAACCAGCAATCACATGGGAAGATAAATTCTTTAGAGAGTACCGATATGATGTTAGGGATGACTATTTCTGGACAATGGCATCATTGTATCCAGCTTGGGTGATAAAAGAGCCAGTAAAAGAAGTTGAAGGATGTAATCTGGCTGAGTATCCAGTAATGAAATACTTCAAAGAGCAACACAAAATGAAGATGGCTATTCTTAAAAATCAAGATGGAAGTAATCTTGTGGAACACATTGGTTTATATTCTCAAGGCAAAAGAGTGCTTGAGGGAGAGCCAGGTTGGGAAGGTTTTAAGTGGTTTGATCCTAATAAAAAATATGATTCCAAGACTGGTGCCTTAATAGTATAAATAGATAATAAAACTATTGGGAACTATAAATGGCTAAACCCACAACTAGAGCGACATTCAAAGACTACTGCCTACGCAGGTTAGGTCATCCAGTAATCCAAATCAATGTGGATGATGACCAAGTTGAAGACAGAATTGATGATGCACTTCAATTCTTTGAAGACTATCATTTTGATGGTTGCGAACAAATGTATATGAAGCATCAAATCACTCAAGATGATATTGACCGCAGATGGATTTATTGCCCAGATCCAGTAATTTTTGTTACTGGAATCATACCATTTGACCAGTCTTCTTCATCGGTCAATATGTTTGACTTGCGCTATCAGTTGCGTTTGCATGATTTGTATGACTTCACATCCGTGTCGTATGTGTCATATGAAATTACCATGCAACACATTCGCACATTGAATCTATTGTTCTCTGGTACACCACTATTCAGATTTAACCGTAAACAAAATAAGATTTTCTTAGACATTGATTGGTCTAGAGACTTACAGGTTGGTCAGTATGTTGTTGTGGAGTGCTATCGTGCGATGCGCCCAGATACAGTTACTTTGACCGGTACAATAACCGGCACAACAAGCAACAATACTTTGACTGGAACAGGAACAATATTTGACCAAGAAGTTATTGAAAACGATTTCATCACACTATCTAGTGGTCAAGAAGTTCAAATCCGGACAATCAATTCTCCAACAAGTATTACTATTGCAAGTAGTTTAACAACAAACATTACTGCTAACACGGCAACAAAAGCTGGTGTTTCGGATGTTTGGAATGATAAGTTTTTGAAGAACTACGCTACAGCTAAAATTAAATATCAATGGGGTACCAATCTTTCTAAGTTTGCTGGCATTCAAATGCCTGGTGGTGTAACACTAGATGGTCCAAGAATCATGCAAGAAGCACAAGTGGAGTTGGACAAACTAGAAGAAGAAATGTATACCATCAGCAGTATGCCTAGCGAAATCTTTGTGGGCTAAACATGACTAAAATTTACAGAATTTATAAATGTACCAATATGAATAATGGTAAAACTTATATAGGATTTACCCATAAGGTATTGGAAAAAAGAATAATTGAACATAATTCCGCATCAAAAAGCGGAAGCAATTATCTATTACATAAAGCTATAAGAAAATATGGCATAAATTCTTTTAATTGGGAATGCATATTTGAATCTTTTGATAAAAATTATATATTATCAGAAATGGAAAATTATTTTATTGTTGAATCTAATTCTTATTTTGAAACTGGTTTAGGTTATAATATGACTTTTGGTGGTCAAGGTGGTATGTTAGGCAAAAAACATACAGAACAAACAAAAGATAAATTAAAATTAGCCAGAGAAAAAAGAATCGTTGAACCTATGTTAGGTAAAAAACATAGTGATGGGGCTAAAGAAAAAATGAGTTTAGCTAAATTGGGAAAATTAAAAGATGATCCTTATAAGAAAACTTGTTCAGAAAGAAATTTAAAAAGGTATTCTAATCCAGATAAAAGAAAAATACTTTCTGATGCTATAAAGTTGTCTTGGCAAAAAAGAAAACTTCAGCAAATAGGAGTTTAAAATTAGTACCAACTTCTATTTTAATAATTTTCCATTACACCAAATAACCAGTGAGCAATTGCTGGTAGAAGATTTGGTAATTGAAGCTATGCAAATTCATGGCATGGATGTTTATTATCTTCCACAAACGACAAGAGACCAAGTGGATATGCTCTACGGTGAAGATACATTAAAAGAATTTCGCACAGCTTACGGAATTGAAATGTATTTGGAAAATGTTAGTGGAATGGATGGCGAAGGCGATTTCATTTCTAAATTTGGCTTAGAGATTAGAGATGAAGTAACTTTACTAATGTCACGTAGAAGATTTGCATCTTTAGGTACATCGTTGACTAGACCTAGAGAGGGCGATTTAGTTTATATTCCCCTATTACAAAATTTCTTTGAGATATCGTTTGTAGAACACGAAAACAATCAAGCAATGTTTTACACATTAGGTCGTGGTCGTGGCGGCAATGTTTATGTGTATGCTTTGAAGTTGAAACAGTTTGTCTTTAGTGAAGAAATTATCTCCACTGGCGTTGATGAAATTGATGACCAGATATTTGATAGTTACAAACGGGCATCATTGCCTATTGCAAATACTACAGTATTTCCTGCAGGAACTGGCTCTTTTGTTCCTGGAGAAATCATATATCAAGGTTCTTCATTAGCGACAGCAAATGCACAAGCTATTGTATATTCTTATACTGCACATTCATCTGTTGACATTATTCGTGTACAAGGTTCTTTTGTTACAGGTAATGTTCGCGGCAATACAAGCAATGCATTTAGAAGTGCTATATCATACAATGATGATACACAAGTCGGCAACAATCTATTTGAAGATATTGCAGACAATGTTAGAATAGAAACTGAAGCTGATGGAATATTAGACTTCACAGAACATAATCCTTTTGGTGAAGCCTGATGTTAAATAATTCGCATTTTTACAATAGAACAATTCGTAAAGTAGTAGTTGCTTTTGGCACCATATTCAACGATTTGTTGTTGGTAAGATATAATAAAGCTGGAACAGTTGAGCATGAGAGAATGCGTGTTCCTCTTTCTTATGGCGCAAAAGAAAAATATGTTACACGATTAGTAT